AATTTATTATATTTCTTGTTAATAGTTTTTAAAGAGGCTAGAATACTTACTATAGCAATAAAATAATTTCTTTTTGTTGTATCCTTATAACTATTTAATTTATTTAGAACACTTTCTTTATCATTTAGAAAATTTAGATTTTTTAAATCCTTTACTCCTCCTAATCTTTTTAAATTTTTAATATAAAGATTAATAGAAGAATCACTTAAATTTTTCTCTTTTAATGCTTCAATAATTTGAGATTCCATTTTATATATATTATTATAATAGATTTTTTTTATATTATTATTTCTAAAAATATAAATTTAATAAATTATTCACCATCTACACTGAAAGCCCGATTTTCAGTAAATACAAAATTAGGATAAGTTTTAAAAATAGTTACCCATCTAGTTTTTTCTTTTTTCATTTTTTCCATAAATCCTTTATCTAATCCTAAATAATCTGTTAATAATCTTTTCATATTAACTCCATTACTGCCACTCTTAGGGAAATAAACAACAAAATGACATTCATTTAATATCTTACGTCCATCTTTTCCAAGTGTAGGCATGTGATTAGTAATTAGACACCATAATTTTCTATGACGACCAATTTCTAAAATATTATTTAATACAGCATATACAGAATCACGAATTTTTTTATTACCAATATTATCAACATCATCAAAAATTAACATACTTCCTTCCTCAACCTCTTTTAAATCTAGAGGGTCAGAAACAAGAGTATCTAATTTAACTCTAGCAGGTTTTAAATCGTCAATACTAGGGTCTTCACTCAAAGAACTAAATAAATAGATTGGTTTATCTTTATGTTGTCGACGCCATTCTCTACAATAGTTCTTTACATATGTTGACTTACCTGAACCACTTGGTCCAGTTATATAACCAATTTGTCTTTCTAATTTAGGAGTTGGGTCAGGATAAGGTAAAAACTTCTGACCTGCTTGTAATTCAATTTTAGGAAATATTTTTTTAATTTCATCCATTTCATTATCATCAGCAATACTAACAATTTTATTTTTCTTGCTATCATCACTTTTTATTATAGCGAAAGGAGAACCGACATTCTCAAAGTTAAAAGCCATTTATATATATTATAACATTATATTTTATTTATATTTTTATTTTCAAAGATTTTAATTTACTAAGTCCTTCTTTATTGATAATCATATTCAAATCTTTAATATTTTTATTAATTTTCTCTAATTTTGGTTCTTCATTAATATCTTTTAGATTAATTAAAGCTTTTTTAATAGTAATATCGTCATCATACATATCTAATAATTTTTCAATTGCCTCTAAATTTGACATTTTTTGATATAACTGACCAATATCAGAATTAAAAAATTCACCAAGATTTAATAATAATTTTTTATCTTTATTAATTTTTGCTAGACTAAATACTCTTTTTAAAATCTTATAAAACTTACCTTCTTTTTTAAGTTCTTTGATATCATCATTTAATTTTTTAAGATAATCTTCACTTGTTAATTTTTCAGTACTAAAATTATATATAATAGATACTTCAGTAAAAATATTACTAAATCGACCTATTAAATCAATCTTAATAAAATCCAAATCTTTAATATTCTTAATAAAATCCTCTTTTGAAAAATCCATTTTAAAATATTTCTTTTTCTTACCATTCTTATTTTGAATTTTTAATTCTGTAAAATATAAATCACTATCTTTTTTAATTCTATTTAAAATTTTATTAATCTCATCATAAATTTGTTCATTGGTATAATTACCTACTACTTGAGTAAATAAATCATAGTCACTAAAATATTTTTGGGATGCAAGAGATGCAGTTCCTTTAATATCAACTTTGTTATTTTTAAACTTTAATTTTTTAATAGTATTAATTAGTTTATCATCAAAACGGGTTTTAGATTCTAATATATCCATATAAAATAAGATAATAAAAAAATTAATTATTTTCTTTTTATTTTTGTGTGATAATAATTTTTCTGATATTGTCTATTATACTCTTTAAATTTTTCTGATTGTCTATATTTATCTTGTGAATTTTTGAATTCAATTTTAGTTGTATAAATTCTTTTTCTAATTTTAATTTTTTCCAAATCAAGATTATTAGGCTTATTCTTATTAACTACAATATAATCATCGACTAGATTCCTATAATAGTTAATATAATAATCTTCCCTATTTAACAATTCATTTTTTGAACAGTTTCCTAAATCTTCAATTAAATTAATTTCAAACCAAGATTTCTGAATTATTTTAAATGATGTAATATATTTAAATTTATTTTTGAGATAATTTGAATAATTAGATATATGTCCTCTTAATCTTTCATATAATTCTTTAGATGTACTACCAATATAACAGTAAAATTTTCCATCTGGTGAATCAGCTATTATTTTATATATTTTCATTTAAAGTTTAATATTATTTTTATTTTAAATAATATTAAAAAAATTAATCAATATATGGGGTATTTTTACGGTCATCGTATAAGTTTATCATCTTCTTCTTCTTGTTTTCAAGTATATTATTTTTAAAATCACTTAAAATCATATCTTCAGATTCAGGAAGACCTTTTTTCATACCACCTCTCTTTTTACCTCTACCTTCTCTCAATCTTCTTATCATTTCTGGTTCTACACTAGCAAAATCAGCAATTTCTTCAGTTCTTGCAGTACGACCAGAAGATGCAACAGATGCACCCCTTGGAATACCAGCATCAAATAAAGCCTGCATTTGTTCAGGTGTCATTTCATCAGCACGCATAGCATTTCTTTCAGCATCTTCCATTACTCTATTTCTTTGAGTCAATACACTTTCACCAGCTCTACTGCTTAGATTTTCTTCTCCAGTAGCATATTCACTTAATTTTATTTTTCTAGAAAACTTTATAGGTCTATAACTTCTATCACTAATATATTGAATCATTTCATCTAATATTTTTCTATCTTTGAATCTAGTTTCAATTAAAGGGTTAACTTCATATAAATCACTTAAATTTGTTAATTGTTTAAGTACAAAATCCATTTCTGTATTGAATTTATCAATTTGTGATTTATCTAATTTATTTTTTAAAATTAGATTAAATTTATTACTTATTAGATTATAATAATAAGGTATAGCTCCAAGATTATCCATACTATCGATTTTTCCATTAATTTGTCCATCAATTTCAGTAAGTCTATTTTCTTTTTCAACTTCATCTTCAATTTCATCTTCAATAACATCAATTTGTAAATTTAAATTTTCTAAATCTTGAAAATCAATAATATTACCATCAATTTCATTAGATAATTTAGAAATATTATTAAATATATCAGCTAGAACTTCATCAGTTTTTTGTTCTTTAGGAGTAACATTACTATTAAAACTTCTTGCTTGATTAAATAAATTATCCATATACATTTCTCTTACTCTTTCATCTTGCACGACTGCTTCATTTCTTTTTTTATTTAGCCATTCATTTAAAGACATCTTATATATAATAGATTGAGATATTTATTATATTAAAAAAAATTAATAAAGTTTATTAGCTTTTACATACTTTGATGCTTCTATCATACTTAGTCCTTTATCTTTCATTACTTTACGAACAATTTCAGCACGATTACCTTTTTTACCAGCACCAATACTTCCTTCAGTATTTAATTTGTCATTATATGCTTTTACTTCATTCATTTTACTTGTTTGGATAGCACCACCTTTATAAGTGCCATGACCATCTTTACCAAGTAAATTTTTCATACCACCTCTAATTTTCTTTTCTTCTCTGACTACTGCATTAGATGTAAGACCTACTTTAGAGGCACCACCACTTACACCCATTCCCATAGCTTTAGTTTTTTTAGGATATTTCATAACACCAGCACTTAAGCCAGCACCTTTACAATCACAAACTCCAGCAGTAGAACAACCACCAGAAACACCACCACCAGAAACACCTTCGCCAGTAAGCATAGAATAATTTTTCATATCATTTCTTACATAAGATTTATCTAAATCAAACATTTGGGCTTTTATTTTTCTATTGTATTCGTTATCGTAATTAGTCATTTTTTATATATATATATATTAGATTATATTTTTATAAAATAAAATTATTATTTTATATCAGAAAAAAAATTTATTTACATTAAACGTTTGGACATGTCAGCACCTCCACTGCGACCATTACCCAACGCCGCCTTCAGACCACATTTAGCTAGTTCTTGTACTTTAGGATTACTTACTACAGAACCAACTTTACCCATTACAGAACGAAGACCATCAAGGAAACCACCGCCTACCATGCGTTTAACATCTGAGCGAGTGTAACCTTCTTGAGAAGAGGTATTGAGTACATCTTCACGAGTCAATAGACCTGTGTATACACTAGATTGACCGCGTTCAGTTACAAATACACCGCTGTTAATTGGTACCATTACTAATTCAAGGTTATTTTCTGCAACAGCACCATTGTTTACTGCAGTAGCATTTACTTGAATGTTAAATTGACCTAGAGAACCAGGAGCAAAATAGTCTTGGTTTTGGGCAATATCACTGAAAAAGTTGAGCCAGAGAACAGAACCACAGAGAGGGATAGCAGAACCTACACCAGTAGCAGTATTACTGTTATTAGCAGAACCTTTAAATTGAGACCAAGTCATATTTAGACCATTCTTACGAGATAATTGGTATAGACCTTGTTGAGACATAGATGCAAGAATACCAGATTGGTTATTAAATTGGATAGAGATATTTTTAATAGGTAAGAAATAGTCACTAGTAGAAGGAGTTAATTGACCTAATTGTCTACGTACAAAGATTAACATAGAATCAGGGATTTGTTGGAGTTGGATAGATTGAGAAGAAATAACAGCTTCAGCACCTGGAGCAATTGGGTTATTGTAAGTAGAAAGGAAACGAGGGAATTCCATGTAAGGAACAACGTTACGAGCACTTACGAGCTGGCTAGGTTGCATAGTTAAATAGTTGAGGAATAATTCAGAATCACGGAATTCTTGAACAGCTACAATTTGATTGTAGTTATTTGCACTACGGAATACACGACTGGAAGTAGGATTCATTTGCATTTGGAAAGTTAAGTTGTTGATACCATAGATACCTTGGTTGTTGCTTTGGCATTTAGCCCAAGTCCAAGGACTGAGACCGAAAATTGGTTCAGTGACTGTAAATTGGACATAGAAAGTTTGAGCACCACCAGTAGTACTTAGAGCACCAGTTGGAGCACTACCAGCAGTCCAGTTAGCACCAATTATTACATCAGAGAAAGCACCACGAGGAATGATATCTTCATCAGCAATGTTTTGGTAAGAACCAAGAGGGTTGTTATTTGCATTAAGAGCATCAGCATAGTTTTTATAGTTATCAGAAAGAGTAGGACTCATAGAGTTGTAAGCATTTAATTCACGAGAATCATGAATTTTTAAGAGAGGAGCGAGTAAATCATTAATGTTTACGCTTACAGTTGTATTGTTAATAGTACTTTGGATAGTAGTACAGAGAGAATGTAAAGGCATAGGACCAAGGGCATCAGTTAGACCATAATTACAAGGTAATTGACCAACTGGTACACCAGTACAATCTACACGAATAACACATGTAGATTTCCAAAGAACACGTCTATCAATTACAGTAGATTCAGAAGGAATCACTACATTGTATACATGACTGGAAGGAGTTGCACTAATTGCTTTATAGGTGTTTGCAGTAAATTGTGCTGGACCTTTTTGAACTGCATATTTTACTTTGTCAGTAACGTTTAAAGTATCATCTTGAACTTTAACAAGTTGGATATCTTGAGATGCCATATTTATATATTAATACTATATATTTTATTTTTTTAAAAATTTATTTAATCTTTAAAATAAAAAAATTAGAATTTCTTATATTTATTCTTTAGAAAAATTAAAATCTTTTCGTCTAAACATTAATTTTAGACTACCAGAACATTGAGGATTTAATTTAAATGGAATTAATGCCCCAAAAGTTGTACGCCAGAAGCAAGAAATTTCTATACCACTCAGAGGAACATCAGAATTTAAATCAAATAATCTATATTCTGGTTCTGGAATATATAAAACATTTGGTCTATATTGTCCATCCTGAACTTCTAAATCAGTTAAAATACTTGTTACGTTACTATTATTTCCAGAACTTAATAAATTACTATAACTGTTCCAAACTTTAGGTACACCAGTTAAAGAAGGAGAAACTGGTAAAAGTGATGTAGTAAATACAAGTGCACTAATAGGCGACCACAAGGTTTCTGTATTGTGTTCTTGAGTCATTTTAATAGCATTATAAGAAGAAGGACTTGTTAAAGCTACAACATTAATATTACCAGGGTCAGCGTAGATATCCATTAAATAATTCTTACCATTTGTAATTGATTTATATCCTTGATAAATAGCACTAAAACTAGAAAATAAAGTGTAAAGACTAGCATTAAAATAAATTTCAATTGGAGTAGCTAAACTTTTATCATAAGCAGTAGAATCAGCATATAATTCACAAATACCTCCAGTATTATATTTTATAAATGGTGCTATAGTTGTAGGTAAAGCTACTAAAGCATTTAATCCAGTTACAGCACTTTGGAAAGCATTATTAATTAATTCAATCCAATACTGTTGATTATAACAGAAATAATATTCACTAGTAAAATCTTGAACATCTAAAGGAGCATTAGGAATAGGTTGACTTACATCTTGAGGAACCCATTGAATAAATTGTTGGAATTCAAAAGTCTGATATTTTAGAGTAATAGAATAAATAGTATTATTTACATTAGTCTGATTTAATTGAACTTGAGGAATAAAAACTGGGAGACTTGGAGTTTCTAGGGAGAATCTAACTAAAGAACAAAAATATTGATTTGGTTTAGATAAATAGGGAAAGTTACGAGTTTCATTAAATACTAAAGAAACTGGCGCATTTGTACCGGTTACGTCATTATTAAGAACTGATAAATCATAATAAATATGATAAGGGTCAGTTTCAGTTAATTTACTTGTTTTTAGTAAATCTGCATTATAAAGAGACATCTTTTTATTATATTATAATTTGAGAAAAAAATATTAAAAAAATCCACTTTAATAAAAATGTGGAATATAATCCTGTTGAAATTCTTTATTGGTATATCTCATTTTATATTGTTCAATATTTTCCAAATAATATTTTTTATAATATTCTGATTGTCTATCTTTAGTTTCCTCATAATATTCTTTTCGATATTTTTTAATTTGTTCTTTATTTTTCTCTTTGTACATTTTACTGTATTTTTGTCTTCTTTCTTTTCTATTAACTTCTACTAATGAAGGCATTATATAATAATATATAAAGAAAATATAAATTTTTAAATAGATTTTATTTAGATTTTTCTAATATTTTTATTTTTAGATTATTTTGATATTATTATTAGTAAAAATAAATTTATTTTTACTATATTTTATTTATATTTCTCCAAAATATATTATTTTTATATTTTTCCAAATAATAATATATAAATAATATATATAGAAATTATGAATTTTCAAAAAGATTTAAAATTAGGGCAAAATTATGAAATGAAATTTATAGAGTTAATGAAATTTAAAAAGTATCATCAACCAAAAGGATATTTTAAATATTTTGATATTGAAGTTTATGATATTCCTGAAAAAGTAATTAAGTACGAAATTAAAAGTGATAGACTAGCAAATAAAACAGGTAATCTATGTATTGAATTTGAATGCAGTAAAAAGGCATCTGGAATTATTACAACACAAGCAGACTATTATGGTTATTTTATTTTAAAAGAAAATAATGAATTTGATTTGTATGTTATTCCTGTTTCTGTAATTAGAGATATGATTAATAAAAAATCATATACTAGAATAATGAAAGGCGGAGATGGTTGGAAAGCTTGCTTTTATTTATTTAAAATTAATTTATTTTCTAATTATATAATCAAATATAATGAAGAACAAATTCAACAATAAAAGTATTGAAAAGAAAATAGAAAAAGCTTTAGATGATTCTGAGATTAGGGATTTTTTAGACCCTGTAAAAATAGTTAAATATTCTGAATTAAAAAATTATAATAATATTGAGGATTTACTTCCTAATAATGGGGATTATGTTATTATGTTAGTCGAATCAGCCCCTAATAGTGGTCATTGGGTTGCTTTATTAAGATATGATGATACAGTTGAATATTTTGATAGTTATGGATTAGCACCAAGTAAAAATTTAGAATGGTCAAAAACTATGAATAAGTTTTTAGGTCAAGATAAAGAATATTTAAATATGCTATTAGATAAAACTCCTCTTGATGTTGTATATAATCCTATTGAATATCAAAAAGATAAAAGTAATATTAATACATGTGGAAGACACTGTATATTTAGAACTATAATGATGAAAGGTGAAGGTTTAAATTTAGAAGAGTATTATAAATTTATGAATAAAATGATTAAAAATAATAAAACTGATTATGACAAATTAGTAAGTTATATAATTGAAAATACAACTAAATAAAATTTTATTTTATCAATTAATATTATTAAATGTCTGATAATATTAATTGGAATAGTGCTATTGAACAATTAGTTAAATCATTAGGAGAAAAAGCATTATCATTAAATTGGTTACACAATAGAGCAGAAAAAAGATATTCTTATTTAAATAATTTTCTTGCTATTCCTGCTATTATTTTAAGTACTGTTACAGGAGCCGGTTCTATTGGATTTGGTGAAGATAAAAACATAAGTTTAATTATGGGTTGTGTTTCTATTTTAGTAGGAGTTATTTCGACTCTAAATAGTTATTTTTCATATGCAAAAAGAGCAGAGTCTCATCGTCTTACTGCTATTAATTATTCGAAATTATATTTACAAATAAACATCGAATTAAGTCTTCCAAGAGAAAAGAGAATGAGAGTTAAAGATTTTTTAAAATTAGTTAGTGAACAAATTCAAAGATTAAATGAAATACAGCCACAAATTCCTGATATTGTTATTAAAGAATATAATATTAAATTTAAAGATGAACCTATTACAATAGCAAAACCAGAAATTACAAATGGTTTAGTAGATATTAAAATTTATATGGATGATATGAAAGATAAAGAAACTATTACTGAAAATATTGAAATCAATAATAATTTAGAAATAACTATTATTGAAGAGAAAAAAAAAGAAGTAATTAAAAAACCTTTTCGTTAGAGAGATGCGAAGAATTGCGTATTAGGTTGTTCTAAACTAATATTTAATTGGACTGCTGGAATTGCAGGACTGACTGGTGATGCACCAGTAGCAATAATTTCAAGATTGCCAGTTTGTGATTGTAATCTAACTGCTACAAAATCATTTTCATTTAATTCTACAAAGACTTCACGAGAAGCAATCGTTAAATCATTTGATGCAATGAGAGTTTCTTGTATCTTAGAACCTTGGTAGATTTCTCCATTCACTAACAACCAGGCTTCTGCATCAATTGTTCCACTACCTGACCGCCATTGAATTGTGTATGATACTTTATAACGTCCTTTTTGAGGTACAACAATTTTACTACTATTTGCACCAGAATTAATATTTGTAAAGTTAAATGTATCAAATTCTACAGTATAATTTGAAATACCTAATTCCTTTTGAGTTTTGAAAGCAGAACCCCAAGCAGGTTGAACTTGTGTAATCTGTGCTTGTCTCCATTCTAAATAAACTCCTTTAGTTGGTCCAGATATATACCATTCATGTGGTGTATTTTGACCACCACGTAGTACTACTGAACTTCCCTTCTTTGGTAAAACAATTACATCATAAGTATTTCCATTATCAATAATTACATCGCCACCTGGAACATTAACCTTTATACGCTGGTCACAGAAATAGCGGTAATATGTTGCTCCATTACGAATTGTAAAATGGATAGCAGAATCAAATGGATTATATACACAAGAACCATAATCTGGTGTTACACCAATTAACGACCCGATATCCTCATAAGCTACTGTTGGACGAACTACAGGATTAAATCTATAAATAGAACCATCATTTGAGTTCATTATCCAGATAAATCCACCAATTTCATCCTTTGCCAATGTACTAAAATTTTTGAAGTTTAGATTTGAATATCCCATATTATAGTAAGCATCTAGAGTATTAATATCAAGGGCTACAAAATTATCACCGTTGCTTGTTGTAAATCCACCACATACATATAGACGACCTCCATCATAATCACGCAACATATTAGAGATTTCACCTCCTGCTAATGAACCATCACCCATACTACCAAATCCATTGTATGTAAATAAGCGTGTTAGTAATGGATAGGATGTACTACCACCCGCATAAAACTGTTGATTAAAACGACCACCAATTACAAGACCATTGATTTGTGGTAAAGCTACAATAGATTGAACCATACCATCAAACCCATAGTCATTAGATGTTCCACTATTTGTAAAACCAATATTCGTAAAACTACCACCATCGTAAAAGGCAAAGTATTGATATAGATTAACACCAACTGTATCAGAGTTAAAATCTCCACCAATCGCAATATAATTCATAAAGCGTTCAAAGCAATTTACTGGTCCATTTAAACCATTATTTGGCATAGCAAATGCCTGTGCTGAATTGATTTCATAATAGGCTACATTCTTCGTAGGAACAGGGCTACCTACTGCTCCTTGTCCTTCAATAAGATTAAATGAACCACCAACATAGATACGAGGTCCAGTATTACCAATATCATCATCATAAAAAATTGCATTGATTTCACCATCTACATAAGCAATTGAATTCCATTGATTTATACTACAATCAAATGAAAATACTATACCTCTACCAGCAGGAGTAAAAGTTGCTCCAACATATATAATTGCTTTATTGTGTGGGTCTGGGACAATACTTCTTACAATAAAATTAGAATCAGGATAATCACCTAATCCCCAAGGATTGGTGTTAGCATATACAATACTGCCTGGGTATGGATTTCCATTCTTAAGGAAAAAAGGAATATCGCAAGGGTTGGTATTTCCAGGATAAAGTTCCTGCCAAGCTATGTTATTTGATTGCATAATATATTTATTAAATAAATAGATACGTTCATCATTAAATGAGGCAGGAGTTATAAATCCACCTAAATCTTGAACTGTATAATCACCTTTTACACCAACAGTAATATCTTTAACAGCTTCATCATAATGTACCTTTTCTGTTGATATATCCCAAGTCAGAATATGATTTGAAGGTAATGGAGCAGGAGGGACATCAAGACCTATCATTTTAGTGTAAGGACCATTGATATCAATACCAACTTCTACTTTACGGTTATAGTTAACAAGTGGGTCAATAAAAGATATGCCTGTCTTTTGGTTAAGACTATCTGAATAATGTTGATATTCACGGTTTCCAAATTTTGCTGTTAGATTTGCTGTGCGTGTAATATCACTTAACTCAAGACGATTATTATTAGAAAGTGTCTTTACATTTATTCCACCAGTAACAGCATTACCTGTTATATTTTGTGTGTCTGTAATTGTTTCGACACTAATCTTTTGACCTACATCCATTAGAATATCATTAGCACCACTTGTATTTCCTATTGCAAGAGTTTGGGCTAAATCTTCACCCCCTAAAGCAGGTTGATGAGTAATTTGATGAGTAAAAGTATCATAGCCTAATATATTTGCATTTGGTGCTACTGCAGAAGGTATAGAATCTATAGTTAAACCTACACCAAAACTACCACCATTATTACGCATTTCAATTGGTCCGGGAAATACAAGTGAACCTTCAATACCTATATCAGTAGAAAAAGCAGGTGCTAAGGGTTCAATACTAACTACGTTTAAAGTACCTGCAAATACTTCTCCACCTGTTACATCTACATTTTGACCTGCATCCATTACTATATGATTTGCCCCACTTGTATTTCCTAGAGCTAAAGTTTGAGCGAGAGTTTGAGAACCTCCTCCTTGTGCTGGATAAGGATAAGGATTTGGTAAATATCTTTCATAAATAATAAAATTTGAATCTAAGATTTCACGATTTGCCATTTATATATTATATATATATATATAAATTTTTATAATTTTATTTTATTAATTTAAGGAAGTTTAACTAATTGCCATTGCGCATACCCATTTGTTCCAAAATTCCAAGTTCCACTTATTTCAGTACTAACAAAAAAGGTATTTGTTGCAGTAATGGTAAATACACCACTTATAAAACTTGGAGCACTAGAAGTTCCTGCGCTAGGTGTAATAATCATAGGAGAAGTAATAGAAATTTCAGAATAAAAAGGAACAATAATACTTGGCGATGCTGTTTGAATATTACTAATTATAGAACCACTAGGAATACTTACAGTACTATCACCATTCTCAAGATTTAGAACACATTGTAATTGATAAGTACCTGGATTAACAGTAAATCCACTTGGTGGTGACAACGCTGAACCAGGTGACAATGTTACAGGTTGTGTAAAAACTGTTGTAATAGTTGTTGTTGGTGGTAGATTATAAGCTGTATCATAAACACGACCTATACCTGCTGGACCATTTACTCCAACATAACATCCTCCAACTGTATCAGCATCTCCAAAATTTATACTTGAACCATCTCCTGTTGCATCAATAATTTCTTTTGGATTTGCTTGACCTGTATAACCTATTATCTGAAAATGGTCTTCTGAAATTCCATCTGCTGTTTGACCTCCAACCACTAGTTGAAAACCCTGAATTGTAGTATTAGCATTTTGTAATAAAATACCAGCATTACCTATTGAAGTACGTGATTGAACTACAAGACCTGAGACTGCAGTTCCACTATTAATAAGGTCACTTGTTATATTGACAGCACCTGAAGTAGTTCCAGGTGTAAAGAAAATATTACCCTGTACACCAATTGGTCCAAATGCTACAGAATCTGCATTTCCAATTCCTGTAGTTATATATGCGCCATTTCCGCTATTATCAGGATTATATACTCGCATTATTCCTTGTGTTGGTTTTATATTAAGAGCTCCATTTTCATCACAATTTAATGTAACTGATTCTATTGTTGGAACTGTACTTTGAAATATAAGAGAGCCAACATTTATAATATTAAAATCACTAGCATCTAAATCATCTACCATAGGATTTTCTACATAAGGATGGGGAGCTGGTGCGCTAGGTAAATATTGACCGTAGATTTTACTGTTTAAATCTAGAATTTCTTTATTAGACATTTTATATATTATATATACATAAAATATTTAAATTTAATTAAACCATATCCAACTATCAGTTCCTACATTTACAAACCAATATACTTTATTTGTATCTGTAGAAGGTGTTATAGTTGTTAATATACTTGGTGTAGGTGTTACTGGACCATAACATATATCAACTACGTCAGTATTTGCACCTCCTACATTTGAAAAAATAGCACCATATGTTTCATTTAAATTTCCTGGAGTTGGTAAAAAAATCCAAGATGGATTTCCACTTGGTCCGGTTGAATATTCTATTTGTGTTATTTTTCCAGTAGCTGAAAATGGATGACTATCACCTTTATCAACTTGTAAAACAGTTTGAGCATTATATTGTACTAATGGAGGATTAAAATATTCATCATATACTCTTCCTGTATTAACGGTATCACTTACTACAACAGTTGAGCCTCCAGTAGCTACTAATTCTAATTCATTAGGATTTGTTAGAGAGGCTGTTATTTTATTATTAGTATCAAAAATAACAGAACCAATATTTATAATATTAAAAGCACTAGCATCTAAATCATCTGCCATAGGGTTTTCTACATAAGGATGAGGAGCTGGTGCACTAGGTAAATATTGACCATAGATTTTACTGTTTAAATCTAGAATTTCTTTATTTGACATTTTTATATATTAATTAAATAGATAAAAAATTTTTATATTTATTGAGAACCTAAAAACCAAATTTGTCCTTCAATTGCACCAGTAGCACCTACATTTAGAGCAGTACCAGGAGCAATATTTAAAGTTGAAACTAAATTAGTAGCTGGTACATAAAATGTGGTTGTCATACATGCAGGTACACCTGGTTCAGTAGCAAATGGGGGAACCATTGCAGGAGTAAATGAAACTTCACCCCATCCTTCACTTGCTGGAGTATAAATTCTAGTAGTACTAGTAGCATCTACTGCACCGGCGCCACTTTTTGCGACATATCCTTGTAGAGCATAGTATCCTGCTACTGGGAATGTAATAGGAATAGATGTTACTGGAGTAGCTTGAGTTGAAGTAATAGATGCTATATTTGCAGGTTGTTGTAGATATTCACCTAATATTTTACTGCTTAAATTGAAAAGTTCACGATTAGCCATTTTTATATATTAATAAAATAGAAAATAATTTTTTTTTTATAATCTATATATAAATTATATAGAATATGGATTTTAAAAATTTTACAAGTAAAGTATTAAAAGACATTGTTAAAAAATACGAGTTACATTATATTGATGAGTTTAAAGGTTATACTACTTTTGGTAAAGCTGAATTACTTAATAAAATAAAAAAACATTTATACATTGAAGGTGATTTAATTAAACAAAAAAAAGAACCTTTTTCTATAAAAAAACCTTTAACTACGCAACAAAAAAAGGATGAAAAAGATGAAAAAAAGATTAAAGATTTTTTTGCTAAACAACTTGAAGGTAAAGATTTATTAATTAAACCTTTAGAATATAATTTAAATATAGATAATCCAGATATTAAAAAAAGAAAAGTTAGAAAAGATAAAGGTATCAAAAAAGGTAAAGTTATAACTAAAAAGGGTAATAGAACATTAGAAGAAATAGGTATTCAAGATATGGAAGAAAAAGGTAAAAAAGCTGAAAAAAAATTAGCAAATGTTGAAACTATGGAAGATTTACAAAAGATTTTTAGTGAATTAATGAAAGGTAAAGGTAAAAAAGAAGATATTTTAGTTGAATATAAAAAAGTTCAAAACAGTTCTGATAAAGAAAGAGCTTTATTAAATTTTATTAAAAAATATCCTGAATTAGGTCTTACAGAAAGTAAAGTTGTTGGTCTAATAGATAGAAAACCATGGTTCCAAGTAGATAAGATTATTTTTGACATAATTATGGGAATGAGAGGTGGAGGTTTTTCAGATGTTCTAAAAGGTGTATTAGATGTAGCTGGTCAAAGTGGACAAGCTGGTGAAATTGTCGAAAAAGTACCTGGATTAGGTAAATTAGCTGATATTCTAAAAGGTATTCAGGCTGGAGTTGATTTAACTCGTGCTACTGGTGCTACTTTAAAAAATATGAGTGAACAATATGCACCTGGAGCATCTCAGAATCCAATCTTAAAAAAGAATTTTGGATGGTTAGGTTTTGGTAGTAAACAAATGGTAGATGATTTAATAAAATTAAAAAGTGCAGATGATTATATTAAATATGCTGAAAAATATCCTGAATTAGAAATTACTAAAGATATGATTAATGAATATAAAGATAGATTATATCTTTTACAAAAAGGTATTTTAGATTTAATAATGGAAATTCAAAAAAGTGGTGGAGGTAGAAAAGAAGATATTCTAGCTGATTATAAAAAAGTTCAAAATAGTTCTGATAAAGAAAGAGCTTTATTAAATTTTGTTAAAAAATATCCTGAATTAGGTATTGATGAAAATAAAGTAATAGGTTTAATGGATAGAAAACCATGGTTCCAAGTAGATAAGATTATTTTTGAGACTATTATGGGAATGAGAGGTGGAGCTAAGGAAGAAAAGAAAAGTGGTTATGGTTTACATGCTGTAATTATTAAAAATAGTATTCCTTTTGATGAAGCTGAAAAGAAAGCTAAAGATATTACAAAAAAGAAAAAAATATTTGTCAGAAAAACCAAAGATAGTTATAGATTTAGAAATATTCCTAAAACTAAATTTGAAAAGAAAACTTTCAGAAGTAAAAAAATTGATAAAGATATTACTTTAGTTTTTGGAAAATTAAAACCTGAATTTGTTCATCTAGAAGGTGCAGGAATTTTTGACTGGCTTAAAAGTGGTTTTGAAAAAGTAAAAAGTTTATTTAATCGTCCAGAAAAATTTAATAATACTAGTCGTAAAACTTTAGAAAAATATGGAGATAAAAAAATTAATGAATTAACTATTATCAGAACTCCTATAGTTAGTATGATTAAAAAAGCATTAAAATTAATTGGTGCAAATATTAAATATGATGATTTATTTCATTTAGGTTTAATCGCTGATGTAGAAGGTGGTAAAAAAATTATATTAGAAAAAAATGAAGTAATTAATATTGATGATAAATTTAAATCTAATAGTAAAAGTGAATATCTAAAAGTTCCTTATAATGGTGGATTAACATTAAATGAATTAGTTAATAGTGCTATGCCATTATGGAATCCTCAATATAAATTTTTTGAATATAATTTTAAAACTAATAACTGTCAAATATTTATTAAGAATTTACTAAAAGGTAGTAATTTATTAAATGCTGAATTAGAAAAATTTATTATGCAAGATGTAAATGATTTATTAGGTAATAAAGGAGAAAAAGTAGCTACTCTAATTACTGATGTAGCAGGTGTTTTTAATAAATTAACTGGTGGTAGAATTGTTGGTGATGAAGTTATTGAAAGTAAAGATGTTTTTTTAAATGAAAAAAATACTATGTTAAGCGTTATTAATGATTTTACTACTAAATTAGAAAAGATTAAAACTCAGATTGAAAATAATCCTGATTTTAAAGCTTTACAACCTTTTGAAATTAGTGCAAGACCATTAAGTTCTAGACAGTTTAGAATTGAATCATTACCAGGTGCCCCGGAAATTGTTAGAAGAGCTTCAGAAGGTACTATGAATCCTATGTTAAGAGCTGAACCGAGTTCTAGTGCATCTAGTGTTAGGAATGTTCTTTCTCCTGATAGTAGAAGGCAAAGAATTCAAAGAAGTTCTCAACAAGCACAACCTCAAACTGCATCTGAAATAGCTGTAAGTAGAAGACCTTCAGAATTAGGAGCCCAAGAAATTACTACTACTCCAGTTACTCCTAAAAAAGGAATATTAGGAAGAGTTGGTGAAGCTTTTTCTGTATTATCTCCAAAAAGTAAATTAAAAAGACAACAAGCTATTAAAGATTTAACAAAACCCCCTTCTGGTTCAGGTAAAAGATTAGTTGGAGGAGTTGGTAATGTTTCATTAATAAAAGACATTAGAAGTGCTTTAGTAAAACATCTAAAAGATGTATTAAAAATTTATATCGATAGTCCTACTTATAAAGCTAATTATCCTGAAGGTCATAGAGAACTAAAAAAAAGTAGATATTATGTAGATGATATATTTTTTGGTATGTTTGATGACCATTTAACTAGTAGTTTGATTACTGAAATAGAAAGTTTAGGAAAAAGAAGTATTCTTAAAAAAATTAGAGGTGTAAGAGATGCTACTGATAATTTAAGACAAGAAAGAAAAGAACTTATTACTTTAAGAGCTATAACTGTTTTTGAAAATGCTATTGAACGTATTATTAGAATGCGTCTCTGGAATCCAACAGGAGTAATAGGTGAACCTAATATGACACTAGGCGACCAATTAACTGAAATTGTTAGAAGTAAAGTTCGTAGTAGTCCAAATTATGCTAGATATGCAGAATTAGATGCTAGAAGTTTATTAGAGAATCAAGTTCAAAGACAAGAAAGAGATGCTGAAATACAACGTCTACAGGAAGAAATGGGTGAATTAGAAGATAGAATGGATACTTTGTCATCTGATGATTATGTAACTCAAGCAAATGCATTAAGAGATAGATACAGAGAACTTACAAGTGGTGGAACAGGTGGTAAGTTATTAAAAAAACGTAAAACTGTTAAAGCTAAAGGGAAAAAAAAGAATTAAAATATTTTATTCATAATTAATATATAATGTAATATTATATATTAAAGATGCCATATATTTTAGACTTACAACCAGATGGTTCTTATAAAGTTTGTAAAAAAGATAAAAGTAAATGTTTCTCTAAAAAGGGAATTCCAAAAAAAAGAGCTGTTAAACAGTTAAAAGCTATTGGAATAAGTGAAGCTAGAATGAAAGGTGGTCAATTAAGTGCTGAAGAATTAATTAGTCAATATTTAGATAAAAATGGTTCTTGGAATGGAGACTTAAAAGCTTGGCAGGATGCTAATTTTCCAGGATGTGGTCCAGGTAATGCTTATGACCCAAATGGAGGATGTTATGAAAATTGTTATGAAAATCAAGAACCTTTTTCTTGTATTGCTACTGATACACAAAAACAAAGAGTAGGTGAGATTAATAAATATAAAGATAAAGCACCTGTTAGAACTGCTATACAAGATGATGATGCTATGAAAAGATTTTTAGCTGTTGAAATAAGAAAAGAAGATGAAGAAAAAGCTAAGAAAGAAGTTACTAGTTCTTACGATATTCCTAAAGTTCCTAAATGGGAAGATATTAGAGAAGTTAAAGATTGGAATGAATTACCATCTGGATATACTGGTTTTGCTAAAATGGTAACTAGTAGTGAAGGTTATGACCCAAAAAATCCAATGACTTATAATATTGCATATATTAAAGATGGAAAATTTGTAATTAATAGATTAAAACCTAATTCAGAATTAAAATATAAATTTGATTGGGATAAGGTAAAACAAAGATGGGAAAAATTACAAAGTTATAATCCATTTAATCCTGCTAATTTTGCTACTGATAGAAAAAATAAAGTTACTAAAGATGCTATTAATGGTAAATTTATTAATTTTGATAGTTTAGGTCGTGAAAAATTTGATGCTAATTATCATGGTAGTGTTGAATATTTAAATTCTGTTGAAGGTAGACATATTAGAGAAGCTGACCCTTATTTTGAAGAATTATATTTAAAATTATTAGAACAAATGCATGGTTGGGAAGGAAGAAGTGAAGAAGAGAAAAAGAAATTTGAGGATGATTTACAGAAAGATTTTGAAAAACAAGAAAAAGAAAGATATGGAGATAATAAAGATATCTTTAGTCCTGAAGCTAATTTTACTTTAACTAATAGAAAAGGAGAAAAGTTAAGAGTTAATAAAGTTCGTCTTCGTAAAGATGGTGGTTATGACATTCAGTTTGCTAATGGAACATGGGAATATCAACCTGGTAAAGATGAATGGGATTGCAATGAATGGAAAAGAGGAGAAAGACTCGAAGATTATGGTGTTTGTGGTACTAAAGGACGTCAAGAAGCAAGTCAATTGAAAGAAAGGAATATAAATCGTGAAAGAGACCAAATTTGGGACGGAATGAGTGGTTGGGATAAGTTTGTTAATGGTTTAGCTGTAGCTGGAGCTTATACAACTGATAATATTATGCCTATAGCATCTACAGTTTTATCTTTTGTTCCAGGTATTGGAAGTACTTTAAGTACTATTATCGATACTGCAAAAAATGCAAATGATACTATTCTTAATTTAATGGGTAATCCTTGTAGACATTTTAATGAATGTACTGCGAGAGATGTTGAAGCTGGTAAAGCTAATAGTTTATATCATAGAACTAAAGGTGATACAGTAGCTGAACAATATTTGACAGACGAAAATTGGCAGAAGCTTTTAGATAATAATGAAGAAGTACATCCTCTAATTATGGATACTGTAAATTATGGTTCTAGAGCTGGTAAATTTGTACAAACTGGAGAAGGTAAAGGTAAAAATAGAGTTAAAAAAATGAAAAAAATGAAAGGTGGTAAAATGGCTTATACAGCTAATCAACAGAGACTTATAGATTTAGAAAAAACACAAGAGGGAAAAGAAAAACGAATGAAACAATTTGATGATTATAATAAACAATTTGAAAGAACTGATTATTTACAAAGACATGTATTTGGTCATTTGTCATTAAATGATATTATGGGAGTTTATAATACTAAAGAAGAACAAGATGCTTTTATGAAATTTTTAGAAGATGGTGTAAAATTAGAAGGTGAAGATAAGTTTTTTTATCATAATCAACCTGCTATTACTAATTTAAAAGATGTTTATAGTAAAAGTGGTTCTCCTGCTACACAAGCGAGATTTAATTTCCCAACTGGTGGATGGGATATTACTTACGCTGATGGTTCAGTTGAACATACATTAGGAATTAGAAATAAAGAGTTTTTTGACCCTCTAAATAGAAACGTTCAAGAATATGTTAGTAATATGGCTGTTCCTCTTGCTGAACAAAATTTAAAAAGATTAGAAAAACAAGAACAAGATAGAAAAGATAGAATGAGTAGTAGTGATAAATTTTTTGAAGGTTTAAATGATACACTAACTAATATAGCAGATATTGGGGCTGAATTCTTACCAATTAATAAATTAATTACTGAAACTTATAAAACATTTAGACCAGAAACAAGTAGTGAAAGAAGTCAAAATTGGATTAATGAAAATCAGACTAAATATGAAGATATGTTATTGAATGCTAAAACATTAGGTGAGGAAAATGCTGAATTATTTTTAGGTAGATTAAAAGGTCTTGCACAATATGACCCTAATATTCAAGAAGATATTAAAAAATTACAAAGTGGTACTACTCTTCAAAGAGCTTTAAGTGGTAATGGGAAAAAAAGTAATGTAGTAAATGAAAAGTTGTATGAAAAAATTAAAAATGAAGTTTATAAAAAATATCCTAAACATAGTCTTTATAGAAGTGCATTAATTCAAAAGATTTACCAAAGTGAAGGAGGTAAATATAAAAAAGGTAAAGAACCTAAAATGAATATTAAAAAGTGGTTTAAACAAGATTGGATAAGTCTAAATGATTGGTTGAGAGGTGAAAAAGTTCAATGTGGCAATAGTGATACAGAGAAAAAGTATAATGAATATCCTTTATGTCGTCCATTAAAAATAGCTGAATCAATGAGTAGTAAAGAAATTAAAAAGTTAATTGATAAAAAAAATAAATTAAAAAGTAAACCAGTTATAACAAAAAAAGTTCTAGGAACAGAAAAATTTAATATTAAACCTACAATTACAGGTATGGGTAAAGGGATTAAGATGTTTGAGCTATTCAAAGGTACTGGAAGTGTAGGAAATGTAGCTAAGAAATTAGGTTTTGATGTAGTTAGTTTAGATTTTGACCCTATATACACGCCAGATATTGAAACTGATATATTAAAATGGGATTATAAGAAATGGGCTGAAAATAATAATTTTTACCCTTCTTATATTTGGGCATCTCCACCTTGTAATACTTTTAGTACTCTTGCCTATCCTCTTAAAGAAAGAAATACTAAAACTGCAAAACCCAAAAGTGATAGAGCTAAAGAAGGTACTAAAATTTTACATAAGACTCTTGAAATTATAGATTATTTTAAATCAAAGAATCCAGATTTATTATATACAATTGAAAATCCTCGTGCTATGATGAGACATGATGAAAAAATGTTAAAATTACCAAATAGAGAAACTACATTATATTGTTTATATGGTGATTTTAAAAGAAAACCTACAGACTTCTGGAGTAATTTTAAAATGAATCTTGATACAGAAACTAAACAATGCAAAAATAAAACTATTAATGTAGCCCGTATAAATAATATTAAACAGAGATATAGTATACCTTCTAGATTAATTAAAAAGATTCTAAATAGTGCTTTATCAGTTTTTAAAGGTAGTAAAGTAGGAAGTGGACAAAATAAATTTATGAATCAGTTAAATAATCTAAATATTAGTCCAGATAAATATTTGAAAATTGTAAAGTCAACAGCTAAGCAAGCAGGATATAATCCAAAACTATTAAAGTTCAGTAGTAAACCAAATAAAAAATTAGAATATGATGGTGTTGATTTTGGAGCTGTTGGATATGGGGACTTTATTATTTATAAATTAACAAATAATAAAATAGCTAATAAAAAAAGAGATGATTATAGAAAAAGAGCCGAAAAAGTTATGAAGGAAACTAATAATAAAATTAGTCCAGCATCTTTAAGTTATTATATTTTATGGTAAATTTTATTTTATAATATTAAATAATGTATTTTCAGGCTAGAGTGAAGGGTTTGCAGGGTTAAAACAAACTTTTCCATATAATAGGTATTTTTTTGATTTATAGGTAATTTTGGTTTTAACCCTGCAAACCCTTCACTCTAGCCTGAAAATCATTTTTAATTTAAAATTCTAACCTAAAAATGAATTTAATAAAATATATTTTTAATAATTATTTCAATTTAAGACCAATATAATATAAACCATCTTTTTCTTTTATCTTTTTAATATTATTTAGTCCTAAAGCCTCACTAAATTTAACTAAACTTAAATCAGGTAATGTTTCATCTTCTCCATATAAACTATATAATATACTAGCTTTAATTTTATCTTTACTATTATTTGTAATAATAAATTTATCATCTAAAAACTCTTTAACAGGATTATTTTCATTAAAATATTCATTATTTTTTTGAATAATTTTATTAGGTAATTTAATATTTTGTAATTTATAATTATAAAAAGCGGATTCTAATAATAATAATACAAATTCTTTTATAAAATTGATATCTTTATTAATCATATCCTTTAATGAATAGTCTCTTAATCTTTCAGATTCTAATTTAGGATTATCTACAAAAGTAAAAGGATAATGAATAACTTTTAATCTTTCTTCCATTGCTTTATCAACTCTATCAATTGCCGGCTTTTTATTACATTGTAAAATAACAGTAAACATAGGTTTATAAGTTATATTACTTTTATATAAATCCCTGACAGTTATATCATCATTACCAGTAATTTGTTTTACTAAAGATGTTTTTAATTTATATTCTTTACCAGTATCATCTGGTTCACTAATAACTAAAAGTCTAGAATATCTAGCTTTTACTAGAGTACTATTAGTATTACTCTTTACTTCTCCAGTTAATAAATCATTTGTCGATGAATAATAATATTCTCCAAAAACTTTTTTTAATATTTCACTTAAAACACCCTTACCATTTCTACCATTACCAGTATGAATATATAAACTTTCAAATTTATTTGTAAAAAATGCTAAACTAATAGTAGCTAACCAATATTTAATTATTTCTTCATCTTCAAATATACTAAATAATAATTTATTAATTTTATCCCTTATTTTTTTATCTGATTTTTCAGGAGCATCATATTTAGTACAAATAGTTATATAATCATCTGGTCGAATATCTCTAAATTCCCCTATTTCAATATCATAAACCTTATTATTAAATGCTAATAGGTGAAATTTATTATTAAATACTAAATCTTTTTTACTATAAAATCCACATAAAGACTCTAAAACCCCTCTTTTAAAATTACTATTACCTATTGAATTATAATTATTCTTAACCATTCTATTTTTTTCCATATAATATTTATCAGTTGGTAGAATAAGATTTCTTTGTTCAATAATTAAAGTTTGTACAGCAGATGATATATTATTAAATAGCGACTCTTTATAATCTTCAACTTCTTTATAAATATTATATTCATTTAATTCATACCATGTTAAATTTGAATAAATATATTTTTCTGGATACATATTAAAAAATAATTGGGCTAAGTCATAATGATTAAATTTTTCCATCATATCCCAGAAATCCTTTCTTTCACTTTGTAATTCTTTCCATACTTTATAATTATCTTCTTTTAACATAAAATATAAAGTTGATACTCTATAACCCTTTTCATTTTTCTTTAGTCTCTTAATAATATTGTCATTTCCAATTTTATTATAACTACTACTATTTTTACTAAATTTATCAAATATATTCAAATCATAATTTTCATTTACAAATACACAAGCAATTTTAAACCAATCATCATAATTATCAAATCTCTTAACATTTAAATGTTCCATAATTTTATTTAGAACAGTATTATCATTAATAGGTTCATTTTCAACTATTTCAACATCTTTTTTTTCTTTTTTTTCTTTCTTTTCTTTTACTTCCTTTACATCTTTAATAATTTGATTCTTTACTAATTTACAATTTTTAGGAATAATACTTATAATTGTATCTTCAATTTCTCCTAAAATTAATTTATTAATTCTGTCAGGTTGTTTGTCATATTTATAAGCATTTACACATCTTATTTTACCTTCTCTATAAACTGAACTATCAATATTTAAATAATTCTTTTCTGACTTACTACCTTTAAATTTAACTTCAATTACATTATTTAATAAATCTTTAATTACTGGAGTCTTTTCATTTTCTACAACTTTTGACATTTCATTTAAACTTTCACAATATTCATTTATAAAAGTTATTCTGTAAGATAATTTAGGATTAATACTTTTTACAACTTCTTTATTATTAACATATTCGCATTTCATTGACCCAAAATTAGAACTTGAAATTATAGATATGTTTTCTAATTTCATAAGTTCCATAATAATTTTATTGTCTAATTCATCAAATTTACTTTCACTTTTAATAAATTCAATTTCTAAATCACCATCGATATCTACATATATTCTATTTTTTCCTTCAAAGATTAATTCAAAATAATTATTAACTTTTTCTAATTTTTTTAAACTAATTTCTTCATGTAACTTTTCTTTATTTTTATCACTAAAACAATTCTTGATAAATTTAACCATTATATATATTATTATATTATATTTTATTTCTTTAAATAAAATCGCATTAAAAAAATTATATACTTAAAAAACCCTTAAAATTATTCTGCACACTCTGAACGCGCGAAATAATACTTAAAAAAATATTATATATAATATTATATATAAGAAAAATGGAAAATAAAACTGAAACTAAAAATAAAGTTAGAAAAATAAAGGATAAAGAATACAAAATTAAACCAGATGAATATTATAAAAATTTTAAATCTAAACACCCAGAAAAAAGTGAAAAGATAATATGTGAACATTGTTTTGGAGAATATAATTATTTTTCTCAATATATGCATAAGAAAAGTAAAAGACATCAAAGAGCAATTCAAAAGAAAAATCCAGTACCTCCACCAAGTCCAGAATTAACTGAATGTCTAATAACTGATACTGAAAAAAGTACAGATGTTTTATAAATTAATATTAATTAATTAAATTAATATTAAATATAAATTTTATTTTTTAATATATTCTTCTTGTTGTTTAACTGTATGACCCATTAATTCAGCATCTTCTTTTTGTTCTTCTTTAATATCTCCATATTTAGAACTTAAATATGAATGTCTTAACATAGATGCACCAATATTTTTACCAAATACTCTATTTAAAATTTTTGTAATAGAATTTATTTTATTAAGATGATAACCATCAAAATCTACTAATAAAGGTATATTAGATGTTTTAGCTATTTTTTTACCTTTAATCAAAGGATGAAATTTCATAAACATATTAATAACATCTTTTAATTCAGTAGGAGCTTTAATTTGTTGGACACCATATTTTTTACTTGTTTTATAATTATTAAAAATAAATTCATTAGAATCAGTTAAATAATAATTATCTGTTTTAGGTAAACTTTCAGAATAATTTTTGACAATATACATATCTTTGTATTCATTTCTACGAGGAGGTAATAAAACATATAAACTTAATATCAAATAATCTAATAATTTATTATATTGACCTTCACTGATGACTTTTTTATTTGTAAATTCACTTACTTCATTTTTTAATTCATTAAATTTATCTATAACATCTTTCCATTCAATCCAATTATCTTTTTGTGTAATTGTTTTTTCACCATTTTTAATTTCTTCTTTTACTAATCCGTCAACTTTCATCATTTCTTCAGTATAAATTTTATAC